AACTAAAAGAATTACTAAAATGAATAAGTTAAACGATATTTTAAAGAAAGTAGCCGAATTAGAAAAGAACGCTCAGGAAGTTAAATTAGGAATGCACATTGAGTTAGCTTCAATAAAAGAGCTACAAACCGCAACGGATATAATGAAAAAGTTTGAGCCAGATGTTCAAAAAATTGTAAATGTATTTGAACAAAAGGTTAATGAAGTAAATAAAGCATTTGTTTCATTAAGAAACGAAAGAAATATTTTTTATGTATGGGCAAATAATGAAGCCCCTGCAAGAATCAGAGATTTTGAAAAAGCAGCAAAAGCATTAGGTTTAGAAGTAAATAATTTACCTGAAGTTATAGCGTTAAAAAAAGAAATAGAAAATACTAAAGAATTAATCAAAGCATTAGACGGTTATAAAGAACCGAATGATATGTTTTAAAATAAACTAAAATGGCAGAAAAAATACCAAGCCCAAAAGGAGGGCGTAGAGGTTGTCTATGTAAAGACGGAAAATACTCAAAGAAATGTTGTGACGGAAGTTTAGAAGCGCAAGGAATAGGCAAAACAGCTGGTACAGGAACCGATGTTGTAAACCAAAGTGAAAACAACGGAGTTAGAACTATCGTTCGTCAAAACGGATAAAAAGGGAACAAGGTAAAATTTAAACGTTTAATAAATATGAACACAAGGAAAACAGTTTACAATAAGTTATTTACTGAAAAGACTGAGTTAGCAAAACACGAAGTTGAGTTGGCAAATTATGATTTTAGCCAATATAACAAGCAAGCTGATGTTTTATTTAATTCATATAAACAAGATTATACTAAAAATATAAATTTAGCAAAAACAGCTTTAGATAATTATGCTAAAAAATTGCATGATTTGACTATCGAAATGAATAAAGAATTTCAGGATTTTAATATAAAAGCAAAGGAATTAGGTTTAAGCGTAAAAGGTTCTGATAAAGAAAAACAATATATTGAAATGGTTAATATTATTCAAAAAAGAAGAGAATCTATAACTGAAAAACAAAAAAGCATATCAGCTATTATGTAATAATGTTTCAAAAATCTAATAATAAATAAAAACAAAAATGAATACAAATCAAATCTTAAACAAAGTTCGTGTTTTACTTGGAATGGAAGTAAAACTTGAAACAATGAAATTAGCGGATGGTGTAACAGTTATAGAAGCTGAATCATTCGAACCTGAAATGGAAGTTTTCGTAGTTACGGAAGACGATCAAAAAATACCAGTTCCAGTTGGTGAATACGAAATGGAAGACGGACGTATTTTAGTCGTAGAGGTTGAAGGTATCGTTAAAGAAGTGAAAGAGAAAATGGAAGAAGAGCCAGCAATGGAAGAAGAGCCAACAGTAGAGGTAGAGGTAGAAGCTAAAGAAACAAGCGCGCCAACACCAAAGAAAACTATTGAAAGCGTAGTTAAGGAGTCTTTCTTTTCAGAAATCGAAGAACTTAAAAAAGAAAACGAAACTTTGAAAGCTGAATTAAGCGCATTGAAAACACCAACCACTGAAAACACGGAAGTAGAATTAAGCGAAGAGCCTAAGCCTATTTCTTTTAATCCTGAAAACGTAAATCCAGTAAATACTGTTAAGATCGCTTCTAAAAGAGAGCGTTCAATTATGGACTCAGTATTGGAAAAATTAAACAAGTAATATATAAATTTTAAAATAAATAAAAAATGCCAACAACAACTTCAATTACAACTACTTACGCTGGTGAATTCGCAGGTAAGTACATTGCAGCAGCTTTATTGTCTGCTCCAACATTAGAAAAAGGTGGGATAACTATCATGCCTAACGTTAAGTACAAACAAGTTATCAAACGAGTAGCTACTGACGGAATTATTAAAAACGCAACTTGTGACTTTGACCCTACGTCAACAGTTACTTTGACTGAGCGTATTTTACAGCCTGAGTCATTCCAAGTTAACTTACAATTGTGTAAGTCTGACTTCCGTTCAGATTGGGACGCTATCCAAATGGGATATAGTGCATTTGACGTACTTCCTAAGTCTTTTGCTGACTTCTTAATAGCACACGCTGCTGAAAAAGTTGCTCAACAAATGGAATTAGTTATTTGGGACGGTAACAATGCAAGTGCAGGTGAATTCGCAGGAATCATGAGACAGTTAACAACTGACGCTTCTCTTCCTGCTGCTCAAGAAATCGCGGCTGTAGGTGGTGGTGTTAACGCTTCAAACGTTATTGCTCAATTGGGTTCAATCGTTGACGCTCTTCCTGCTGCATTGTACGGAAAAGAAGATTTGAAACTTTATGTTTCTTCTAACATTTATAGAGCATACGTTCGTGCATTGGGCGGTTTTGCTTCTTCAGGTGTAGGTGCTAACGGATATGACAACAAAGGAACAAATCAATCATTGAATGACCTTTATTTTGACGGTGTTAAAGTATTCTTAGCTCCAGGTATGGCTGCTAACACTGCTTTATTAACTCAAACTTCTAACTTGTTCTTTGCAACTGGTTTGATGAGTGACCTTAACGAAGTTAAAGTTTTGGATATGGGTGACCTTGACGGTTCTCAAAATGTAAGAGTAATTATGCGATTTACAGGTGACGCTAAATATGGTTTCGCTTCTGATTGTGTTACTTACGGAATCACAAACTCTGCTAACTAATCAAACTAACAACTAATACGAGGGTGGTGAAATAAACGCCACCCTTTTTTGTTTAACATTAAAAAAAATAAGATATGAGCTGCGACATAGCACACGGAAGATTAGAAGCTTGTAAAGACGGCGTAAGCGGTTTAGATGCTATCTATATTATTAACTACGGGGATTTTAACCCTGATCCTTCAACATTGGGTGGTGACGTTACATATTCAGTAGCTGCTGGATATGAAGACACTATTTCAGATATTGCAAACATTTCAAACGTTTACAAATTTGAATTGAAAGGTGCAAATTCTTTTGAGCAAACTATTCAATCTTCAAGAGACAACGGAACTACGTTTTTTGAGCAAGTTTTAACAGTACAATTGAAAAAACAAGACGTACAAACGCACAAAACAATTAAGTTATTAGCTTACGGACGGCCTGTTATCATTGTTAGAACACGCGACAACCAATTTTTTATTGCTGGACTTCAAAGAGGTATGGACGTAACTGCTGGAACTGTTTCAAGTGGTACAAACATGGGTGATTTTAATGGTTATTCTTTGACGTTTACAGGAATGGAAAACTTACCTGCTAACTTCTTAAATACAAGTTCTGAAAGCGATTTAGCTTCAACTATTTTGAACGGAGCTACAATTGTAGATTCATAGACAATTTCTGTTTCTCCATAGATTAAGACCCTGCCAACTCGGTGGGGTTTTTCTATTTTAGAAACACAAACACGAATTGAACGTTTATATTATATGAACGTATTAACGACAACTACTGATCCACAATATTTGAATATTGTACCACGTTCGGTAACGTTTGACGAATTGATATTTACGGACGATAGTACAAATACACCTGTAACAATTACAATTAACGATGTAGTTAATAAAGTGTATTACCAACAAATCGAAATTGAGTGTGCTTTAATAGAAAACCATTATTATAACGTTGAATTGTTTAACAATGGCGATTTAGTATTTAGAGGTAAAGTGTTTTGCACCGATCAACCCGTGGTATCATTCTCAGTTAATAACGGCGATTACACAAGCCACACAAGTGGAAACGAATTTATAGTTTATGAATAACTTACATATATTAAACTTAGCGAAATACGAAGCCCCAACAATTTCGGAAAACAAACGAAATGATTGGGTGACTTACGGAGAAAATAACGACTATTTCAATTTTCTTATTGAACGCTATAAAAATTCAACTACGAATAACGCAATTATAAACAATATAAGCCGTTTAATTTATGGTCGTGGACTATTTGCTATAGACGCTAATAAAAAGCCAAATGAGTACGCTCAAATGATGGCTTTATTCAATCAAGACTGTTTACGTAAATTGTGTTTTGAGTTGAAGGCGTTAGGACAATGCGCTATTCAAGTTCATTATTCTAAGGATCACAAAAAGATTCTTAAAGCATATCATATTCCAGTTCAATTGTTAGCGCCTGAAAAATGCAATAAAGAAGGCGAAATCGAAGCTTATTACTATTCAGACAATTGGGAAGACGTTAAAAAGTTTCCACCTAAAAGAATAAGCGCTTACGGGTTTTCTAATGATGAGGTTGAAATACTTTACGTTAAGCCGTATAGTTTAGGAATGAAATATTTTAGCTATGTTGACTACCAAGGCGCAATTAGTTACGCGTTACTTGAAGAAGAAGTAGCAAATTATTTAATTAATGAAGTTCAAAATTCGTTTTCAGGAACTAAAATTGTAAACTTTAATAACGGAACGCCAACACCTGAACAACAAGACCAAATTTCAAGTCAAGTTTTAGGCAAGTTAACGGGTGCAAGTGGACGTAAGGTTATAGTAAGCTTTAACGAAAACACGGAAACACGAACCACAGTTGAAGATATACCATTGAATGACGCTCCCGATCATTACACTTATTTAAGCGAAGAATGTTTAAGAAAGATTATGTTAGGTCACAATGTAACGTCTCCGCTTTTATTTGGTATTGCTTCAAGTAATGGATTTAGTTCAAATGCAGATGAGTTACAAAATAGCTTTATATTATTTGACAACATGGTTATTAAGCCGTTTCAGGACACGATAATAGACGCGTTAGACAAAATTTTAGCTTTTAACGGAATATCTTTGAAATTAGCGTTTAGAACTTTGCAACCTTTGGAGTTTACGGATTTAGAAAACGTACAAACCGAAGAACAAAAAGCCGAAGAAACTGGAGTTGAATTAAGCAAAGATTCAGTAATAGCGCAAGCGTTAATTGACTTAGGCGAAGACGAACCCGAAAACGCGATTCTAATCGATGAATTCGCAGTTGACTATGATAACGACGACTCAGAGAACGAAACGCTTGCTAAAGAGCTAAAACCGTCCTTATTAAGCAAGTTAGTTAACTTAGTTTCAACTGGTGACGCAAGACCAAACATAAGAAGTAAACAAGATGAGGTTATAGATGGAATTAAGTTCTTAACACGTTATGTTTATGCAGGTGAAACAACTGAAAAAAGCCGTGAATTTTGTAAAAGAATGATAGCAGCTAAAAAGATTTACCGAAAAGAAGATATTACTAATATGAGTGGACAAATTGTAAATGCAGGTTGGGGCCCAGAAGGAACTGATTTATATTCAATTTGGTTCTATAAAGGTGGTGGTAATTGCCACCATAGATGGAATAAACGAGTGTACGCAACTTTTAGTGGTAAAGCTATTGACGTAAACAGCAAAGAATTAAAACAAGTTGCAGTTCGTAGAGCTGAAAAACTTGGTTATGTAGTTAAGAATGATTCTAAAGTTAGCACGCTTCCTAAAGATATGCCCTACAATGGCTTTTTACCAACGAATAAACGATTTCAATAATGGCAGAAGCATTACTAATCACTCGTAACGATATAGTTCGTTTTACGGCTTTAAATGGCAACGTAGACACGGACAAATTTATTCAGTTCATTAAGATAGCTCAAGACATTCACATTGAACACTATTTAGGAACGCAGTTAATTGAAAAGATTAAAACTTTGATTTTAAACGGCGATATCAATGACGCTGGATTCATTAATTATAAAAACCTTTTAGAAGTTTACGTTAAACCAATGTTGATTCATTGGGCAATGGTGGAATATTTACCAAACGCAGCTTACACAATAGCGAACAAAGGAGTTTATAAGCATAGTTCCGAAAACGCGGAAAACGTTGACAAAACTGAAATTGACTTTCTAATTACTAAGTACTCGAATATTGCAAAGGAATACACGGATAGATTTATAGAACATATAATTTATAATCAGGATATATTTCCCGAGTACAACACGAACTCAAACGGGGATACTTTTCCAAGTGACATAAATAACTACGGTGGCTGGATTTTATGAAGACATACAAACCAAAAAAGGAAAACATTAAAAAATTAATCGTTTATTTAAAAAAGATAGATGGCAAACTTGAAGATAAGTCAGTTAACGGCAAAGGGAAGTAATATTGCTTCAAGTGATCGTTTAGCGATTGCACAAGATGATGGTGGAGGCACATTCTCAAGTAAATACGTTTTGGGAAGTGAAATACATAATGTTGGTTTAAACTTAAAAACAGTTAACTATACTTTAATCTTAAGTGATTCACGTAAAATGATTGAAGTAGATAATACAAGCAATCGAACTGTTACCGTGCCTTTAAATTCATCTGTTGCTTTTCCAATAGGAACAAAAATAATGGTGTCAAGATTAAATACAGGAGGTGTTAAAATTGCAGGTTCAGTAGGTGTCACAATATATTCGGCAGGTGGTAAATATGATTTATCAGCTCAATATTCCATATGTACATTATTGAAACGGGATACTGATACATGGTATTTATATGGTGATTTAATATAATTTAACATGGCAAATTCAAACGGATGGGGCGATGGCTCTGTAAATAATTCAATAGGTTGGGGGCAAGGTGCTAATAATACAATTGGTTGGGGCAAATCTCAATTAGATTCTTGGAGTGGTGCAACTGATATTGATGGTGGAAACTTGCCTTCTAACTCGGTTGCTCCTGCAATTACTGGAACTGCTCAAGAAGGGCAAACACTAACGTGTTCAACAGGAACGTGGAGTGGTTCACCTACTTATACATATCAATGGAAACGCAACGGCAATAATATAACAAGCGCGACAAATTCAACATATCTTTTAGTTTTAGCTGATGTAGGTCAATCAATTAAATGTACTATTACGGCTACAAATTTTGTAGGAAGCGCAACGGCTGATTCAAACACGGTAACACCAACAAGTTCAGTAGACGCAGATGCACAAGCATTCATTACAGCTGCTTCAATAACAGACCCTACTCAACAAAGTGCTATTAATCAATTAGTAGTTGACTTAAAAGGGTATAACATTTGGACTAAATTTTCTGCATTATATCCAATGGTTGGAGGTACTTCGACAAGCCATTCTTATAATTTGCGTAATACAGCTCAATTTCAAATAACTTGGAATGGTGGTATCACACACAGTTCAACAGGCGTTTTGCCTAATGGGACTAATGGTTATGGACAAACAGGTTTTTCATTTAACTCAACAACAGCATTAAGTAGCCATATTTCAACTTATATAAGAACTAATTCAACTTCTTTTGCTTGTGAAATGGGAAGTGGCAATGCTTCAACGGGAGACGATGAATGTAGAATTGTAAGGAATGGGGCAGCTTGGTCAAATAATCAATGTGATAATGTAGGTGGTAGATTAAGTCCTTCTGCAGTTAATTCAACTGGGTTAATTTTAAATTCTCGTAGAGCAAACAATGATTGGGAAACTTATCAAAACGGAATATCTTTAGCAACTAAAACAACTACAAATTCTTATACAGGTGGAAGTAATTATTCAATAGCTTTATTTGCAAGAAATTCAGTAGGAAGTTATGATATTTATTCAAACAAACAATGTGCCTTCGCTTCAATAGGTGATGGCTTAACAGATACCGAAGCAGCTAACTTATACACAGCGGTTCAAGCATTCCAAACAACATTAGGACGTCAAGTTTAATTATAAGATATGAAACTAAATGAACTAACAACAGAACAAAGACTAACTTATGTAGGGTTGCTTACTGAGTTACAAAAAGACGAATTAGTAGGTCAATGGTATGCACCAGACAGCTACTTTAATCCTATTCAAGACCTAAATGATAATTGGGTTATATCAATAGAGGAAATGGAGCAATGTGTTAATCCTGATTTTCTTTGGGTTAAAGACCTTGATTTAATTCCTTACGAACCAAAACCAACACCACCACCTTTTAATTAAATAAAATGATTGATTTAAACAAAGTATTCGAAATTATTAAAAAGCAAGGCGCGACTGGTGTTCTTGCGTTATGGTTATTTTACACACACACAGAAGTGCAAGAATTAAAACAGCGTTTATATGACTGTTATGGAAAAGGTAAAGGAATGGTTCAAGAGCCAATTGCTGACACTACTAATTTTGCTATTGTACCAAAAGACGAACTAAACGAAGTTGAAGAATGAGTTACGATTGGTTAAAACAAGAAACAGCACCGCGAATATTAGTGCAAGCCGTTAAACAGCTTGGAGTTAAAGAATTCGTAGGTAAAACACATAACCCGATAATTCTAAATTGGGCAAAGGAGTTAGGGCTTTCAAACGTTTACACTAACGACGAGATTCCTTGGTGTGGTTTGTTTGTAGCTTATTGCGCTAAGATGGCAGGATTAGAAGTCGTTGAGCGACCTTTGTGGGCTTTGAACTGGAATAAGTTTGGCAATCGTGTTTTAGAACCAATGTTAGGTGACGTTCTTACATTTAAAAGAAACGGAGGAGGTCACGTAGGTATTTATGTAGGAGAAGACGATACACATTTTCATGTGTTAGGTGGTAATCAAAATAACTCGGTAAGCGTTTCACGGATCGCAAAGAGTAGATTAAACCAGGCACGAAGAACGGCTTGGAAGGTAGCACAACCTACAAACGTTCGAAAGGTGCATTTAGAAGCTAAAGGAGTAATAACAACAAACGAAGCATAAAATGGCAAAGAAAAATTTAAACGTAAAAGTTGACACGGAAAATATAGATGTTAATGTAGAACGTAAAGACGGAGAATTAAAAGTTAACTATGACTCTAAAAAATTAGATGTCGAAGTGAATAAGACCGCTGATAACGTTGAGGTGAAAGTCGACGCCCAAGGCGGTCTTTTAAAATTAGTTGGCAAAGTTCTTAAAAAAGTTTTGCTGAGAAGATTAAAGTAGTATATTTGCACTGATTTTTTCATAATTGATAGGTTTAATTGTTAACGAGAACCCTTACTTCGGTAGGGGTTTTTTAGTTTTAGAAAAAATATTTTGTTAAAATTGTAACTATATTAAAAAGAATAACGTATATTTGCAGAACAATTAAAACAAACATTATGAAAAATTACTTTTACAACCTATTAGATGAAGTCACTCCAGCGAATGAAGAACACAAAGAGTTTTTAAGGGTGTTTTCCTTCGGTTTAACGCTATTTCTTGGCACGTTTGGTGCATTGGTATCACTTTTAATTTTAATGCGATGAGAACGGCTAAAAACACGAAACCAACTTTGATTGAAATAATCAATTACTGGCACGACCAAAAGAAAAAGAACATCGGTCGTTTAAATATGCAACACTATTTACGAGTTTGCGAAGCTAAAGCGTATAATGTTAGGTGGAATGAAGAAAATAAAACCTGGAGTTATGTTGGTAATAGATAGAGGTAGCTACGATTTGTTAATGAACATAGACCCGTGTTCAATATTTACTTACTATGGTGTTGAAGAAATGCACGGGTTAAATTTAACGGATTGCAGAAAGCACCCAAACACGAAGGAAGGTAGTTATATTTGCGGATGGGTTAACCATATACCACACGAAGGAGAATACCACGTAAGTGACAGGATGTTCTGTTTTATTAACTTGAATAGGTGTAACAGTGAATTAGATTTGATTTGTAATTTATATCACGAATTAATGCACGTTGCTGTTAATAAGTATGATGAGAATCTTGAATTTGAAGAACAAATGATTACTTGGGCAGAACAAGAAACGAGGGAACTTTATGAACTTACAAAAAAACTGATATGAAATACAGGTGGATAAGAAAAATAGTTCAACGTTATAAGGATAGAACCTACGTTAGTTATGCGGTAAGTATTAACGATAAGCATCTATATTCTTCGTCCGTGTTGGAGTATTGCGAAGAGTATGTTTTGAAGTACGCACAAAAACACGGAATCAATTACTGCGATATATTAAGAACTGGAAAACATAAAAGAATTAACAATGAAAGCTAAACGAGTAACAATAAGTTTTGACTATACTAACTTCGATGTATTGGAATCAATGTTGGAGCGACTAAAAGACGAATTAATGCAAGGCAAGGAATATTTTGAAAGCGATGTTCACGACTGCAATGGAGCGAAACGATACCTTCAATTTATGCAGGAGTACAAGACTAAGCGTAATTTTGTAGTAAATAAAGACGTAATAACAATAAAATCAAAAATATGAAAACACAAGAAGAAATTGAAAAAGATATAGTTGACTATTTTAAAAAATATATTGAAAGCACTATAAAAATTGAACATGAAAAATATTGGCAGGATTTAATTAAAGTTTCTTTTACTTATTATGATTATAACGCGCCTATTAGTTTTTCGCCAGACCCAATTGACTTCGCAATTTATAGTAAAAAAGAAAATAGAGTAATAGCCATTGAATATCCATGGCGACAAAAAAACGGAAAATTAACTTATAATACAATTGAATTATGAAACAGGAAGCACGAAACTTAGTAGAACACTTTTGTTTTAAGTTAGGAGTTCGAGACTACCAACAAGCGAAATACTGCGCTATTTATTTATGTCATATGCTAATAACTGAAACGTTAGACGTGAATAGAATAAAGCACTGGAAAGACGTAATCAACGAAATAGAACGCTTGTGAAAAGATTATTACTATACAACCCTAAGCAAAAGATTGACTACCGTAAAATAAAGCGGTGGAAGGTTCGTGTTAATGTAGCGAATAAATTTTATAAGAATTTTGAGTTTGATTAAAAAATAATTATTATATTTGCATACGGACTCCTTCAACATTATAAGTCCTAATGGTATTATTGCCCTTGTTTTTGAAGTAGAGGTTGAAGGCTACAGAGAAAGCGAGGGTTTTTTATTTTAAAGTTTACTGGTTTTCTGAAAACCTTTATAACCACCACCCCAAGCACTAGGAGTAACTCCCAAGCCT